GGACAATTTCTAAGTAAGTCGTCAAGCATCCATTTGACTTGGTATAGATCTTGTTTTATTCCCCATGAAACGAATCCATCGTTTCTTGGATTTGAACATTCTAGAGCGGCTGCTCTAATTTCTTTTATTGCGATCATTGTGTCGTATGAATGTTTATAGCCCATACTATATTATAGTCGTAAAAAAAGGGTCTGTCAAGACCCTTTGGTTTACTTAGTTGTAACAACAAATGGTTCTAACTGAGGAGATTTCCAACCCACAGGTTTAAGAACCTTACCATCTTCGCGCTTACGCACTTTACCAGTCTCTTTATCAATCTTATTAAAATTAGTCTGCATTACTTCTTTCCAGGCCCCTTCAGCATCAAAGCCGCCACTATGGATAGCACCAATAGTAACAACTAAAATATCAATAAGTGCATCTAACTGTTCGACACGGTCATTGGATGCTAATGCTTGTTTGAATTCATCATTAAATTCTTCGTCAATTAAATCACAGTATAACTTATATTGTGCTTCGTTAAACGATCCCACACTTTGCCCGCAGGCAGTCATAAATTTATCTTGATCTCTAAATGGATTTGTCATATTAAGTTGGAGTTTGATTAGGTACGTTAAGGTTAAATGCTCCGGGTGTAACTCTCATAGCATCATTTGGTTCTTCGTCACTTACCAATAGTATAGCATCTAAGTCTGCAAGACGTATATCAAATGTTTCGCCATTTTCAGATTCGTACTTGTGACCGCGGCTCCAACGACCGTGTTCTAGTAAAATCCATTGACCTACGTTGACTTCTGTTTGTTCAGGACCTACTGCAAATACTTTGCCCCAGCGAGGATGGATACCCGAACTTTTTGCATCGTCGCTATGTAACAAAATTCCTCCTCTAGTCTTTTCCATTCCAAAATTCATATTCGAAATGAGCACTTTGCTACCAAGGGGTCGTATCGTACCTTTTACGGTCATTTTGTATCCTTGCTCTTTATTTTAATAGGTGATTCAGCAACAGGAGCTGCTTCTGTAGTAGCTGGTTTTCTGTTTTGAATCTTTACCTTACTCAATGAAATATCGTCATCGATTACAGAAGTAGGATTACTATCGTAATATTCAGAAAGAACAGATTCCCTGCTTCGAATAATACTACCATCGGGTCCTAATTCGTCACCCCTGGCGTTTACTCGAACATTGCCCACGGCTGGCATTGTTTCGTTCTTCTGTAACAATTGATCCATGTCAACTGATTTGCCTTGAAATGTTGTATAAATTTTTCTCATGATCTTACCTTTATTTTAGGAATTCTTTTATGTCGAGGTTGTACTTAATGCTGTCAATTTTATGTACTCCCAGTAAGTATAAACAATAACTTGCTACTGAACTACCTCTACCTACTCCCCATACTATCTTGTTTTCACGCATAGCATCGACTAAGTATTTAAGGTATTTTAAGAGGTCGATCATATTATGTTGAATAAACAATTCAAGCTCTGTAACTACTCTTTGGTATTGTTCTTCATTTTGAGTCTGATCTAACAAAAATCCCACAATTTCAAAATCTCTATATTCTTTAGGCATGAACCAATCGCATTGGTTAGACTTGTCAAATAATTTAACATTGTCAAATGGAGTTGAGTCTATCGTGTGTAGTTCTGGAATTTTATCTGCATTTTCGTAGATTGCTCTGTTATATTGGTTGACAAGATTTTTGTCATCCAAATATAAATCTGCCATATTGGCAATCTTACCAGAATATAAAGCATCAAACGCTTCGTTAGGATTTAATATTGTTCTACCGTAATTATCGATCTGCATACATAGATTATACAACCAACAAAATTAAAAATCAAGTCACATTGATTAAATCGTCGAGATTTTTATTTTGGTTGCTTTGAGTCTTTTTAATCATATCGTGGGCACGTCTAGATTGTTCATCTTTTAACGAACTTAGTATGGTTATAATTTGCTCGCATACTATACCTTGACCCATTCTTGCAGCAATATGGTATTTTTTAGTTAAATCTAAAATTCTATTTTCTAGTTCTGCATCTTTAAGATTTGCAGGATTATCTAAAAGTGGATGATACATAATTATTACCAGCTAGCCAAAGCGGCTCTCTTCCATTGGTTTGTGCCTATACATACATAGATGTGATCGGTATCAAATGTAACTTGTCCGATAATGCCAGTTGTTGACGTTGTAGCAGGAACAGTACCTGGTGATGGAAGTCTTAATCCTCCCGTTATTACTGCGCCGCCAGCTGATACAGTTAGTCCTCCAGCAGTAACAGTTGCACCGCCAGCAGTAACAATTACGCCACCTGCACTAACTGCTAATCCGGCAGTAAATGTTAAACTATTGTTAAACTGTAACGTAGTTCCGTTAGTGTTCAAATTAATATTACCTAACTCTGTCTCGTTATTACTACCGTCCGTTTTAATAAAACTGATGTACTTATTACCACCGTTGGAAACTTTCATGTCCAATTTAAGTGCAACACCGTAACTTGTTATTCTGGAATGTAATGCAACAATGTCTGCTGAAGTTGCAGTAGTAGAAATAAACACATTGGTAGAAGAAGATCCTGCATAATCGTATGTTGTTGCAGGACTAAATGTATTTGGACCTCTCCATTTTTTAATTCCACTTAAAGTTGATGCCAGTGCAAAAATAGGTGTACCAAATGTACCGGTCATAATAACATCAGTAGTGGTAGAAGCAATACTAGTAGCTGATGTTAGCGCACTACCGCCGTTAACAGATAAAAATCCACCAATATAAACATCTCCACCAACCCCCATTCCGCCTGCAACTACAACTGCACCAGTTTCTGTAGAATAACTAGGAGTTGAATTTGTAAACACGCTTTGTTCAATTAAATCTGCCTTGTTAGCCTGTAATAAACTAATTTCCTCCGCCGCAACTTCTAATCCAGTTTTTGTGACGCTAAATCGAGTACGAAACCCCTGACTATCGTTATCGCGACCAGGGATTGGAAATTCAGCATCTAAGCCAACAGTTGAAATTGCACTTGTCATTATTATACCTCTTTATTCGGGAACAGCAAATATTTAGTTGTATTATTGTCTGAGGTATTTAGGACGACAATCCTATCTACATCAAAGTTAATCATCTTAAAATTAAATCCACTGTTATTAATTCTGTTTATGACCGTAACTGACCTACCTGGTAAGCAGAAACAAATTGGCATACATAATATTCTACCTAGCGGCATGCCGGTATCACCTTGTACTGTCCTCATGAACTTTGGCCATAGATATTCGTCAGTTTGTCCTACGCTTTCTAATGCAACCCGCATATTATTAATACTGCTCGGGTAATTGATAGTATTTTCAAATTCTACAGAAGCACCGATCGGTACACCATTTTGATTTACTAAATTATCAAATAACTCTACGTATACAACTTCGTATGTTGTACGACCTTCTGCATCTGTTGCAAATGCAGATTTTATTGATCCAAATTGTAATTTTTTCCTGCTAAAATATTGTTGTAATGCCGGTACATAACTCGCTACCTTTAATTCTTCAATAGCATGTTCTATTACATATTTTACAGAAGTTTGTATACCAAATGCCGGATCGTATTTTCTATACAACAATGCAGGATTGAATATACTTTGATCATTTATAAATTGTTCATACATTGATCTAGAGTCTAGACTTAATAGAGGCTGCATGAAAATACTAGTATATTTTTTACCTTGATAAGGATAAACAGCTATATTAAAGTTTCCAATTATTTCGTTAGTAAGACTACTATCTTTTGCTTTAACTGAAAAACTATAAGTTGTAGTAACAGTTGTAGCAGTATTATAACTTACTACTCCTTGTATAGCACCATCAATTGATAATGATAATCCTGGAGGCAAACTACCGCTTTGCAATGAATAATTTATGTTTAATGAAGTGTCAGAATGAATTGCAGTAATAGCTAATTCACTCTGTTCGCCTTGATATAACAAGCCAACAACGGTCCCAGTCTCAAACACCATACTGCTAATAACTGAACCTAATACAGTTAAACTAAAACTTTTTTCTCTATAACTTGTACTACCAGTTAATACACTAGTTTTGTAAACTCTTAATTTGAAATTATAAGTTGTACTGTATATAGGAGTGTATCTAATAAATCCACTAATAACACCACTATTACCGTCTAAAGATAACCCTTCGGGCACAACTGATAGATCGCCATTATTGGCAGAAAACCAGTCATAAGTAACGGCACCACCGCCTTCGTCGCAGTCATGAGTTTCTAAAGAAATTACAATATTTGTATTGGATCTAACATTACCTAAATTTGTAGGAGTTATCCATTGTACTGGAACTGGATACGGTCCTATCTCAGCATAGGTTGCCGGATCATTAACATCAATAGTATATTCTGCTTTCTTAGTTGCCAATCCGTTAGATACTGATAACGAGAATCTATAAACACGATTAACAAATTTATTTTTAATTCCAAATTCTTGAATGCTTACATGCTCATACGGATTCAAATCATACAAGTCAGCATCGTATCTTCCATCACTGGCCGCTCTATAGAACAAGGACAAATTATCCTGTACTTGACCGTACAATCTTCCTGTGGATGTAAGAGTTAATCCTGGCGGAAGCTGACCGTCTCCATCTTCAACAAAGTAGAATAGACTCTTACCACTCGGTAAAATATCTGATGTAGCACTAAATTGAAAATCTACTATTTGGCCGTTTACTAGATATCTTTCTCCGCTAGGTCCAACAGCTGGCCTGGGTCCCGGTGTAGTAATTACAGGCGGTGTTGCCCCTTTGACATCTATTGAAAACTTTCTGTCAATGACTCCCCATTGATTAGTTGCTCTAACAATAAAGTCTGATGTTATTGTTTGATATACAATAGCAGGAGTTCCAGATATTGCACCAGTGGATGTATTAATTGCCATGCCAGGTGGCAATTGTCCAGAAATTAATTTGTATGAAATTCCGCCACCTGTAGCAGTAACCGTTCTACTTATGGATATACCTTCAGTTGCTGTAACAATAAATCCAACAGGTGTTACCCAAGTAGGCGGACTTTTAATACTAGCATCGATTGTGGTTAGCGGCGCATAAAAAGTATTTCCTATGAAATATGGATATTCTGGCTTAGTAGCCCCTGTAGAAAAATAAGCGTATGTTCCAAATGGGTACTCTGGTGTTACACAGTATCTTCCATTATGTACATCTAAGGTTGCAGAAGTTTTAGCAGGATCGTAATAATAATCTTCAATGAATGCACCTTCTGAATAACTCACTGTTAGGTTATATGCAAATGGACCAAGCAACAATGCCTGATTTAATCCAATATAATTTGTTATAGTATTAACACTGAGGACAACAACATTAGTCGATGTACTAATTGGACTTCCGGTTACTCGCATTCCTTTAGCTACACCCTCAGTTGAATTCAATTGAATGTTAGCACCTAATTCATTACCGTTATAAGTTATCGATTTTCCTGTTGGTCTGTTTGGTCCAATTTTTACAGAATATGCAGATATCATTTCTGTAACGGTACTGTAAGACGTTAATGGTTTTGAATAGCCGTACGGTCCGTAAATGGGATATCCGTCTGCTGCGTATCCTAATAATCTACTGTGGCCATCCGGATGCGTCATAAATCCATACCACTCAGGAGTGTTATTCCATCCACCGTTATATACAAATCTATTGTCTGCATAATAATAACCATTAGGACCAGTTAATCCGCCGTAGATATCATTACCATATACTCCGGTAAACACTGTATTAATTGTCCATTCAGTGTCGTTAAGTCCTGCAACAGTTTCACCTATTGTAGGACTTTTAATAGGAATTCCTACTACAGTAATACCAATAGTGGAATCAGTTGATCTAATTAATTTTGTTACAGCTTGTTGATTCTCACCGCCTCTATAAGGAAACACAATTTCTAAATTCTGTAAAGACGCTGTCCAGGTATTTGAAAAATTAGGAAATGTTCCTCTTGTTACAATGTTAGTATTAACCTTTGTGAATATTCTTAAAATATTTGGAGCAATAAAATTTGCAGAAATATTAGTAGCATCGACTAAAAATAAATCAGTAGGATCTACAACTCCAGCAACAGCTCTAATAAATTTAATTTGATAAATGGTTTCGTTGAATAAATCTCCGGCTACCGTTCTAATAGTAACAACATTTTCTCCTACATTTAAGTTAACTGGTGCTGACCATTCATTAGGAGTACACGCCAGCGTGTTGACACTAACTACTGCTTGGTCGTCGGTAGTAAATGGTCTTACTGATATTTGATTTGTAGAATGTTTTACATTAACTGAATACTGTGTTTCTGTAGGACTGAATGGTTTATCTAACTGTCCGGCACTAACATATAGATTAGATAACGAACTAACAACATTGCCAGTTCTAGTAACTGTAATAGTATATGTTGTTTTTGTAGTATTATCTTCTGCGGTAACTAACACGGTAATTGTAGTGATACCGACTGCAAGAGAGATTAGTGGACTAAATTGTCCAGAAATTACATTTAGATTATTAACTTCAATACTAGCACTAGATCGTTGTTTAGTAGGTTTAACAGCAAGTTCAGTTACTGAGTACGGAATATTGACTTGATAAGAAGTTACATTGGAATTAAAATTAGTACTAAATGTTCCGATGCTCAATTCTAAGTTAGATAATAATGAATTAGTATCCAACCCAAGAGATGCCCGATTGATAAAAATGTTATAACCTGTACTATAATTCCGATCTGCCGCAATTGACAATACAGGAATAGTATTATTTCCCACATATAATAGAATATCGTTACTTGCCTGACTAGACGTTGTTATAGTTCCATTTATAACTAATTCTTGTAACGGATATGCAGCAGTAGCAGTTACCTTAACACGATCTGTAGCATATGGTACACCTAAGTAGTATTCAGTTACGTTAGGATCAAATGTTGGTTGTAATCCAGATAAATTAATTGTTAAATTAGTTAGCGTAGAGATTGTGCTTGCTGATCTAGTGGCATTAATATTATAGCTTTTATAACTATCGCCATCTGCAGCCAATACAATAATCTCAATAGCGGTTAACCCGTCCCATGCATTATTGTATATTGATCCGTATAATGGAATATTTGCAATTATGTTAGAAGTCGATGTTGTTACTAGATCAACTCCGTTGTCTATTAAAATACCAGTTATATCAGCGTCAGATGCAATAGCACTTATTTCTAGTTCTGTTACATTATGTAATAAATTTACAGAATAATCTGTTACATTTGTATCAAATGCAGGAGTTAATGTTCCTACATTTATAGATAATAGAGCCAATGTTGCATCAAAATTATCTCTACGAGTTAGCACCACTCTATAAGTAGATGTAGAAATTCCATCTTGAGCAGTCACTACTGTAGTGACAGTGTTTACACCTATTACTAAGGGTATAGATTGACTTTCTTGATTAGATAATACAGATACATTGTTTACTCTAATCGTAGAATTAACATCTGTACTGGTTGGTCTAACAACAGTATTTTGAATATTAAAAGTTACGGTATCAGAATAGTTGTAAACACCCGAAGAAAAACTAGGCGATAAAACAGCGTTATATACTAATAAATTACTTAGGCTACTTATTGCACTAGCTGCTCTAGTCGCTATAACAGTGTAGGTAGTCTGTACAATACCGCTGTGAGATGTAACAATAATCTCAATTTGATTAGATCCTACATTCAACGGAATTAGTTGTGACGTAGCTCCTGCATTGACAGTAATATCATTTATTTTAATATTAGCATTAATTTCTGTAGGTTGTACAGTAACGCTAATACCAGTAGTTAGATTGCTTAAATTAACAGTATATGATGTTGTGCCAGTACTAAAAGAGGGAGATAAACTACCACTACTTAAAGAAATTGCATCTAATGTTGAAATACCACTCTTTATACGGTCAACATTAATTCTATAATTTTGAGTTGTTGATCCGTCAGATGATATAATTCTAATACCTATAGGATTAAATCCTATAGTTAGATTAATAGGATCTGATAATGTATTTGCTAATGTTAACACCCCATCAATATAAATCTGCGATAAGGTATCTATTGGATCTACACTAACATTAATAGAAGTAGTTGTATTGTCTACTGTTAATGAATATGCATATATATTTTGATTAAACGTAGGACTAACTAATCCTCGATTAGTAGTAATTCCACTTAATCCGGCAATGTTGCTTAATCGAGTGGCGTTAATTGTATATGTTTTTGTAGTTTCATCTTCTGCAATAACTACAACTTCGATAACATTTACACCATAGGATAAATTAACAGTTGCTGCCAACCCGGACGTTGCTGCACTTCCCTCAATTATAATACTAGATTCTGCGTCTAACTGAGTCGCAGTAATATCAATGCTAGATTGAGCTGTATTATATGTAACAGAATAACTAGTTACGTTGGCATCAAATACAGGAGATAGAGTCCCAACTGACAACAACAAATTAGATAAATCTTTTACTGACTTTCTTAATCGATTAACGGTAACACTGTATGTAGAAGTAGTTTGATACTGAGATGTTACTGCAAAGGTAGAAGTAGTTAATCCTACACTAATTGGTATACTAGGTGATAACACTCCGGAGCCAAGTGGCTGGCCGTTGAATCTTAGACTAGATAATGGACTACTTATAAAAGCAGTAAATCGTGTTGATGTATTAATGTTATCAACAGTAATTGTATAATTGGTTATTGTTGATGAAAACGAAGGTGTTAATACTCCCAACGCCGGAATGATATTTGTTAATTGAGTGTTTGTACTATCTATAGTTGTAGATCCGTAAAAACTAGGACCTACAATATATGGATATGTTGGATTATTTGATGTATCTGTTGTTAAGAAATATGCATAAGTTCCGTTAGGATATTCTGGAGTTACGCAATATCTTCCATTGAAAATATCAAGAACATTATCCGAAGCATAGTGTGTCCAATCTTCAACAAATGTACCCGGTGTGTAGCTTGCCGTTAATATACTACCAGCCGCCAATGTTACCGGATTTTTTACAGTAATTGTTGTTCCAAATATTCCTATAATCTTGGCTGGACTAGTAAGTGTGGCGCCCGACAGATCCAAGCCAGTGGTAATGCCCGATGTGCTATAAACAAGGAAACTAGTTGATGATGTCACGGCACCGTTAACAACTACATTTCTAGTAATTGGTCGATTAGTTCGTAAGTTAATTTGATAGCCAGACTGCATACGTACAACCGGACTAAAAATATCTAAAGGTGTTTGATATCCGAATGGCCCGTAAATAGGATATCCGTCTTTTGCCCAACCGATTATTTTACTATGGCCGTCGGCCAACTGTGTATAGCTACCACCACTAAACGTTGATGTTGTTATTGATCCCCATGCATTATTTTTAATGAAACCGTTATCGTGATAATTGTAGATACCAGTACCAGTAGGTCTACCGCCGTATATATCTTCACCAAATATTTTTGCAACAACTGAGTTAAGATTCCATATAGTTCCGTTTTGCCCAGATACAGTTATAGGCGATCTTGAATTATAAAGTACAACTCCAATTGCACTAATACCAACTTCCCCAGTAGGAGTAGTTGTTCTAGTAGCAGGATTAGGTAAATTTTTGCCGCCTCTATATGGCCATGTGTAATTAAAATTCTGAGAAAGAATAGAAAAACTGTTCTGACTATTAGGGAAGGTGCCAGTGATGGCTTGGCCTGGCATATTGTGTGTTACAATATTCCAAAAAGATGAACCGGTAGTTATAGTAGCAGTTACCTGCCCTAGAACACCGTTTCCTGATATAGAAGTGATAGGATTGTACGACATTTTAGTCTCCTATACACAAAAAAGAGTGCAGATTATCTGCTAACATAATCCAATTTATAGCTGTCATAAAGATATTTACCTAAAATAGTAAACCTTTATGACGCCATACTTAATTAGAAAATAGTTGCTTTACTTCTTCTTTAATGTCTTCGTAAGGAATAACATCAAACACTCTATTTTGAAAACTTTTTATAATGACTTCCTTGGCTTTATCGAACTCTATGCCTTTAGTCTGTAGATAATAAATTTTGTCTTCATCTAAGAACTGAGTAGTGCATCCATGTGAAGATCGGACATTATTGCAATCGGCATAGATATCTGGTTTAGAATAGCAACGACCACCTTCTTCCATGATAATGTTATCTGATTCGATGTTAGCTTCACTTCCGTCGGCACCTTCATCTAATATAGTCATTGCTTGATAGACAGTTTGACTGTCTTTACCGGACATTCCTAGAACAAACTGTGTACTATGACTATCTTCATGTTGATGAACTACTTTGGTGATAATTTCTGTATCGCCGCCACAGTCGTTAAACATAAGTCCGTAGTTGTTAAATTCAGCTCCAGCTTCTAAATATACCTGAAAGATATGTTTATTAAATTTGCCGTTTTTGGCAAAGATTCCTAAGTTAATGCCAGCACCCTGATGTACGTGAATATCATATAAGAAAATTTGTTGCAGTTTATCATTCGCTTCATTAAGGATGATTAAATCTAATTTAGATTCATCTTTTACTTCAATCTTAATATGCTTTGCTAATAAATCTTTTTCTGTGGGAGTTTGTCGAAGAACCATTAGGTTGCTTTGATTTTCTGCTAGCTCTATTGTACTAGCATCGATCAGTTTGAATTCTTTTCCGAAATAATTTTCCGGTGAAAATTGCCAATCTGGATCTCCCTTTTCTGCTTTAAGAAAACTGTGAATAGCCATCTTCTATGATCCTTTTATATAATTCTGGGCCACCTTGTTCTTTTATTTTCCCATTTACTAATATGTGTACATGCGTAGGTACAACTATATCTAGTAGTGTTCTATTATGAGTAATTAAGATCAGTGAACTTTTATCGTCGATGCAACTGTTAAGTACAGCACCGACTACGGCTATATCTTCCTCGTCTAAATCAGTATCAATTTCGTCAATGATAATTAGACTTGGATTAATTAGTAACATTAAAAGAATTTCATTCTTTCTAAATTCTGACGGAGCCAATTCGTCATAATCCATCATTAGCGATCCGTGAGTAGGACGTAACGCTAACATAGTAGATAATGTCTTATAATCTCTTTCTATTTCATGTTCGGTTCTTTTATCTTTCTTTGTTTTGAGTATTAGTTTAGCAAAGTCAAAATTGCTAAGACCTATAATTTCCGGAACTGTTTGGAACGCAATGTAGATCCCCATTGCGCTACGACTGCTACTATCCAATTTAGATAGGTCTTTTTTGTTGTAAGTTATAGTCCCCTCAATTTGAGAAATATCCGGATGCCCGGAAATTAAGTGAGCAAGGCTACTTTTGCCAGACCCTGTTGGGCCTAAAATTGCATGTATTTCACCTGGATCGATTTGTAATGAAATGTCAGTTAATAGATCAGTTGCATCTATTGTTGCGGATACGTTTTTTATTGTTAGCATTTAGTAATTATAAATTATTATTGACCTAAAAGTCAAGTCAGCTCTTTTCAACAGTGTTCCGCTAAGGGTGTTGATAATTCAACGTTTCCTCCTTTTTATATCAATTTCTTGATATGGTATTTATTCGAGGTTAAATAAACGTATATTTTTCAAAGGGAAAAACAAAATGGAATTAATTATTATTCTTTTAATCGCTGCTGCGGCAGTTTATTGGCTGTTCTTTAGAACAGAAGCTACGCCACCGGCACAGGTTTCTACACCTGTTGCACCATATAAGGTTGATGAGCCTGCTCCTGTAGCAGATACGCCGGTTGTTATTACAGAAGTTGTTGAGACTCCTAAAGTCGAAGCTGCCCCTGTAAAGCAACCACGTAAGCCTCGTGCTCCTAAAGTTGCAGATGCTAGTGTTAAAACAGTAGTTGCTAAAAAAGTTACAGGGACTAAAAAGCCGGCAGCGGCCAAAAAAGCACCTGCAACAAAGCCAAGGGCTCCGAAAGCCTAATGAAAAAGCCCCGAAAGGGGCTTTTTTATTGAGTAGAAATTTAGAGAGTACTTGCTAGTGCAAAACTAGCAAGATTCTTACCCTTAGACTCACACATGATATCTGTATGGTCTAAGAATGTAAGTGCGTACTCATTTACTGCATTATTCCAAAAGAAGTTACTATGACCACGTAACTTCTGTTTTTTGAATCCAGTTGCTAATAGTTGTGCCATGTCAGGCAACGTATCCTTGCAGTGTCCAGGAAGCCATTCTTCTCTGCTAACTGAGTAATGAATTACTGGACGAACTCCTCTCCAGGATTCGACTACCCTCTTAAATCTATCGTCGGTGGGTTTAATATACTCTCCTTCACGGCACCAGTGGTGGTGTATATCAAGTACAAGGGCACAGTCTTTTGCAAGCTCAATGGTAGAGTCGAGTCCCCATGAGTTTTCTTCGTTTTCGATGGTAATGCAGTTTCTTGCTTCGGGGGTAAGGCGTTTGAGGGCAGACCGAATACCATCGGGACCGGCTCTACCGGAGATGTGGACGTTGATCTTAAAGTCCTGATATCTTTGACCAAACCCCATCCATCTGACCATATCCGCATGATATTCAAATTCCTCAATGCTTCGATTTACTATGTCAGGGTTATCAGATGCCAACACAGTAAACTGACCAGGATGCATAGACAACCGAACGTTAGACGCACGAGCCAAAGCTCCCACGTCTCCAAATGCTCTTTCACAATATGCTCTAACATCGGGAGTCCGCCAAAACCCGCCCCAAATCGACTGAGTGTACACAGGTAATATATCGCTGCTGAGTCGTACCATTCTAAGATTTTCATCTAGTCCTCCTACACGTTTGACAAGCAACCGAGTAGATTCGATATTCTGAACCATTAAGTCCCAGAGTTTTTGTTCGGCTACAGCTTTGCTCTGTCTATTTAACCATGCAACGGTCGTAGAGCCGGTATTGTACTTCTTAGCGTCATCATTTGGCTTAATACCGTTGACTTGAGACGGATTATCGATCCATTTACATGCAAATCCGATTTTTTTCATTAATAACTTTCTAAGTGTGACTGTTGTTTAATTATAGCATAATTTTAACAATTCACCTAGCATCATTATATTCAACTTGTGCTATCCTTGTACTTCGTTAGTAATTCTGGACTGTGTTGCGGAATACCAACAACAGAATCGGTAGTTTGTATTTTTTCCAATTCGAGTTGATATACTCGTTTGCGTAGATCTGTGCTACTGTATTGATGCTGTCTTTTATGATAATGTAATTCTATACCATTATTAAGGCAATATTGTTTTCCGGTAAAGTCTCTATTTAGATATTCTTCACTAAGAAACCTAATATGGATAGTTTGTGTTTGGATTAAGTTAAGCAAATCTTGTTCAGTTTGGTAAACTAAGATTTCATCAACATACCTGCAACCTTGTAATTGCACATATCTTTCATAGATGCTCTGTACTGGTTTATTTTTAATGCCGGGCCTGTCGATTGTTGGATCGACTTGTAGTGCAACTAATAGATAGTCGCACATTTCTTTCTCCATTTTAAGCATGGTAACATGCCCTGCATGGAATAAATCAAAAGAACTACAATTAAATCCTATTTTCATCAGTATCATCCTTTTTAGACAATGCCCAGGATCCGTCTTTATTATCTTCCCAAGTTAATGTATCACCTTCTTTCCACCCCTGTAATTTTATCAATTCAGGAGGCAATGGCAAAATTGCATCACCTGTTTCAGGATCTTCTTCAACAGTTATAACCCATTTCTTAGGAGGGAGTATAACACTAATAACATTCATAGTACGCATTGCACGCCATGCCTGCATATCAGTACACCATACTGTTATAAGATCAAAATTAGTAGGTGCTTCTGCTTCTACAATATCATCCTTTAACACTCGTGTAGATGCTGGCATTGTATCTTCTCTAAGTGTACAAGGCATCGATCGCAGTTCACCGTTTACTTTAGTAAAATTAACAATGCACTCGTATTCGCTCAACATTGATTTGATAGCATGATATCGAGTTTCAATAGGATCTTTGCTTTCAGTAAAATCCAAAGCTGGGGGAGTATAGTTATGTTCCATAATTTATTTTATATGTTTTTACGAAAATAATCAATTGTTTTGAGTAAACCTTGTTCTAGATTAATTGTCGGTTCCCACTTGAGCATATTCTTTGCTAGGGTAATATCTGGCCTACGTTGTTTTGGATCATCTTGCGGCAACGGCATTTGTAAGATCTGACTCTTGCTGCCAGTTAGTTTGATTACCTTATGTGCTAGGTCCCACATGGTAAACTCTCCTGGATTGCCAATGTTAACAGGTCCGATAAATTCGTCGTCTGTGTTATTCATCATAGCCTGCATAGCATCTAACAGATCATCAACATAACAAAAACTTCGAGTTTGCATACCATCACCATAGATGGTAATATCTTTGCCCCGTAGTGCTTGAACAATAAAGTTACTTACTACCCTTCCATCTTCTGTAGCCATCCTCGGTCCGTATGTATTAAAAATACGTACAATTTTAGCCTTAACATCGTGTACTCGGTAATAATCCATAAACAAAGTTTCAGCAGCACGTTTACCCTCGTCGTAACAACTACGTATACCAATTGGATTTACATTTCCCCAATACTCTTCTGGCTGTGGATGTACTTTAGGATCGCCATAAATTTCGCTAGTACTAGCTTGTAAAATTTTAGCACCAGTTCTTTTAGCAAGACCAAGTAGATTATAAGATCCAATCACACTAGTTTTCATAGTGTGGATAGGATCATACTGATAATGGAACGGACTTGCTGGACAGGCGAGATTATAAATTTCATCAACTTCGACGTATAGCGGCAAGCAGATATCTTGTCTAATCACTTCAAAATTTTTATTATCCAACAAATGATAGATATTTTGTTTGCTACCTGTAAAATAATTGTCCACACAAAGAACATGATGTCCTTCGTTTACTAATCGTTCGCAAAGGTGACTTCCCAAAAATCCTGCTCCGCCGGTTACTAAAACTTTTTTCATATTTTGCTAATTGCCTCTTTTAATGCTTCTGTGATTGAACGTATCTGAAAAACACGTTCTAATTTACTAGTATCTAAAATACAATTACTCCTCTCGGCAACAACTGCATTTCTAAATTCTTCCTCAGTAAAGAACTCTTTACTAATGCCCATCATGTTAACAATTTCTTTAGCGTTACTAAATCCGGGATTACATACATTATAAATTCCTGTAGGAATATTTTTAGATGTTGCCATAGCTACTGCAACTAATGCAACGTCTGGCATATAACTTAAACTATTGTCGTAACTAATTAGTTTACTGTATTTTTTCATCTTAGTCAAGAAATTCTTAGGATGATCAGCGTCGCCAAACGGCATACGAATACGAAGTAGATAACTCTTGTGCATAAATGGTTCTAATAATTTTTGACCAAGCGATTTAGATCCGCTATAAAAACTACCGTTGTCAAAATTAAAATTAGGTGTGTCTTCTTCGGTAAAGTGTTTGTCATATCCGGTGTACACACATCCACTGCTAATATGAACAATTGGAATATTAGGATTGTTAAGTTCTAATGTAAGTGGCCATGCAACGTTTCCATCTATAGTGTCTTGCTTATGAATTTCACAAGCATCGACATTAGGACTGCCGGTGTAGCCAGCCGCATTGATAATCACAGTAGTATCCTTGGCAATTGCATCAGTGTGTCTAATCCAATGGTATGGAATTTTTTGATTAACTAACTCTTCGGAAATATGTTTGCCGACATAGCCGTGCCCAATAAGAGTGATCATTTTTCGTCCTTTGGGTGTATTATACCGTACTGCTCATATATCCATTTAACAAACTTTTCAATGTCTTTATTTGGGTATGGATATGCCTTATATGCTATGGTTATTCTTTCTAACCAATCCTTATCTGTCATTTGCATGTTTTATTAATTCCACTACTTGTTTTGCTGTTGCAGGACTTAATGTCCATCCTAGATGTCCGTGTCCTGCATGATAAAATATATTATTGATTTTTTTACTCTGATGTACAACAGGCATCATATTTGGAGTCATTGGACGCAAACATGCCCATTGTGTGTAATCGTGCGTATTGATATTAGGAAAGTTAGTATGCACCCAATCTAATAATGGCTGAATACGATCGCGTCTAATATCATAATTCTCTCCTGCCAGTTCAGCAGTTCCTGCAACACGGAATCTATTGCCTAAACTGGCTGTAACAATTTTAGCCTGATCATCTAATAAACTTACCGTAGGCAAATGTTTTGCCTCAACATTGTTAATTGTGATACTGTATCCTTTAACAGGATAAATCCCTAAACTATCTCCAACGCTATTAGCTAATTTCTCAGAACCAACACCGTTGGCAACAACTACAGCATTGTAGTATGATACTTCTTCAAGATGATTTATTTTCCAGTTGTAATGAAATGTAACACCGTATTTCTTTTCTAAAATATTCGCTAGCTGATAGCAAAACTTATGAATGTCTCCAGTCCAATCGTGCCATGTCCAGGCACCACCTACAATATCTTTAACATCGACGAGTGTTCTATCTAATGATTTTGTTTGCATTGGTCCCAGTATGTCCCATGCAACTCCGTTACTTTGATAGATAGATTGTGCTTGTTTAGCATGTTCAAAGTAGGTAAGATCTTTATAAAAGTGTAAGATACCACTAGGACTTTGATTAAAGCTCATGCCTTCTTCAAAACCAATCTCTTTGTAGAGTTTACTGGCCTCTAATCCTAGTCGAATAGTTTCTTTTGTGTTCTTTTCGTAAACACCAGTAGCAGTATAATATAAAAACTTTGCCATCCACTTCCATTGTGCCCAATCCAGTCGAGGACGGATTAGCAATGGTGCATCCTTTTTGAACATCCACTTAATGCCTTTTTTGACATTGCTCCAAGTTGTCCACACCTCGCTATTGCTAACTGACACTTGTCCACCATTGGCAAAACTGGTCTTCATCGCAGGATAGCGCTCTGCTTCATAAACAGTAACGCTATATCCTTCTCGTGCAAGATAGTAGGCTGTTGTAAGTCCAGCAATACCGGCACCAATGACCGCTATTGATTTTTTCATACTTGATTTTCTTTTATATTGTTAATTGAATAGAACTATTCATTCATTCGCCATTTGTTATCCGGTAATCCATAGTCCCATTTTGGATCCATTTCAACATTCCATCTAGTGGTAGCGACATTGAAATCTGGTATTTTCATTTCTTTAGGATTACTTGCTGGTTCTAAAATAACAATACGATTATTTGGTTGTGCGGCAAATTGACCATTGTCACATTTGATAAAGTTAAAAGATTTATGATCCTCGACATCTTCACTATGACCACAATCTATAATATTAAAATCTGGATGTGCAGAATCAACAGTAAAAAGATATTCGCCGCCTAACCAAGACCCATCTTTCATCTTAATTTTACATCTCATATTTGCTATCATTGCTTTTCTAATCACAGTAACATCATAAGACATGCTGTTCCATAATTGTAAAAAGTCTAACGGATACGGATCACCTTCTATAGGTTTCCAACAATATGCGTGTAGTGGAAGTTTATCATATAACGCACCATATTGATTTAAGTACGATTCAATTCTAAATGCTTGGCTTCTTTGAGATTTTATCGATATCCACCAGCAAGGTTCGAGTTCCCCGTGCTCTTTCTCAAAGTCATACAGAAATTCTCTACGAACAAAACATTTTACTGGTGGAAGATTGGCTACTAAAAAACTCATGTTAATATTTTCCCGCCGCAAGTACAATCTTGCAAATGTGTTCTAATCTTTCTATGTGCTCGTACGCTCGCCATGGACTAGTATCAATAGCAACTACTCCATGACCTTTGATGCCTACAATATCAAAACCAATAGAGCCATCTTTTCGAAGCCACAGATTTTCATGACAACGATCTGCAAGCTCTTGGCTAATTGGAGGTACATCCCCTACATTCTTAGCCACTTTTGTGTAGCGATTGAGTTCTGGAAACGCTGAACTAATTGTACTTAGGTCAATACCGGCGTGCATGGCAGCAATACAGTACGTAGGATGAACGTGTACAACTACTCGAACATCATTTGAATGTTGACCCATACTCTTTTGTAGGCCAAAGTGCAATGGTAGTTCTCCGCTAGGCCGAAGGTTAGCACTAATGTCGCTATAAAACTCTTCTTCCCACATTGAACTACTTACAATTTTAATCTTCTTAAACTGATCAGGTTGTAGAGTCTGCTTACGTACACCACTAGGTGTAATATAAAAGTGATCTCTGTCGTGATGACGAATACTAACATTGCCATCACGACTTGTGATCCAGTTACGCTTATAAGCGTCTACCATAATATCACAAATAGTTTCTAACATTATGCAAACAAGTCCTCGTTCCATTCACGGTGACCTTCACGGAAAGCCATATTAGCCTGTGTCTCGCGAACTTCTACGCGATAGCACCACAGACGTTTACTTTCTCCTTCGCCCCAGAAGTCTGGAATGTAAACACCGTTTACATATTTGTACAGCATATCTGCCAACCCTTCACAGCCTACCCTAGGTAAGATTGTTAGTTTAGCTAACTTACGGCGTTCCATTTCTTTGTAGAACTCTAGTTCTGGATCATCCTGTGACACTAGTGTAGTATGATCAAATTGATCTTCTAAGATCTTTTTAAGTTCTTTTAGGCCGCCGTAGTCAGCCGCCCAATTACGAACGTCTAGGTCGTTGGTTCCAAAATAGAACTTCATTGAAAAGCTGTAACCGTGATTTAGATTACAATGCGAGTCAGCTCGCCATTGACGATAAGCGCAAGGAAATGCGTCAATATACTCTTTAGTCGAGGTGTACTTATATTGTACGGGTTGTAGATTTGCCATTATTTTCTCCTATGTTAATTATAGCATAGGTGGCAGAGTTTATATAGCGGGAGTGACACCAAGACCGCTGTAACATACAGTGCAATATCATATTGCATTGTTACATTATACAGACAGATATTTATTTTGTCAAGTTATCGGGGAAATCTTTTTTAAGTTGTGCTCGAATATCAACAACAGCATCGTTCAACTCACTTAACACTGTAATTTCATTATGTTTGGTTGCCAATAATGTTTTAATCATTCGCATAGTCCAATACCACCATGCTGCACTTATTACTAATCCAAAAGAAAGAACTGCCCATAATAGATGGCGTTTTTCTAGATCATCCCAATCAAATAATATGAACAAAATAGTTACAACAGTGGCTGCACCTAGTAATGTCCACTTTTGTCTATGCCTATCAATTGTCTCTAACTCTTTAATGTATGTGGCTAATTTATCTTTCATTATCCCGCTATTAAACCAAACGGTGCCCAGATACCTGGATTTCCGCTAGCAGTACACACCCATCCAATATACTTAGAAGGCAACGGCTCAGAATTCCAAATAATATCACCTTTTTGGTATGATCCTTCTGTTGGTTGATTATCTGCCGTTGCGAACAGCTTACCCTGGAATTTAATATTTCCGGCGACTTCTAATGCTTCTTTAGGGTTTTTAACATTTATGCCTACCTTACCATTTAAGATAGTTTGTGTACTTTCAGTACCTAATGTAATATTCCCATTCTGGCCAATGCTTACTCGAGTTTGATTGCCTGTAACAAAGTCTAAACCTTTGTTATTATAGGTTCCTACTTTGGCATTTCCGTGTTCATTGCCTTCGACAACAAACTCAACATCATACACATTATCATATATAGAGAATAATGCGTTGGATTCTTCAATACCAATGCTAAATCTTTGATTGGCAGGACTAAAAAATACAGTATCGCCTAAATTAACGTTACCGCCAACCTTTAACTCTTTTAGTGTTCCTACTTTTCTCAAATTACTTGAAATAACAGTAGCACCTAACTCACTATAAGTTAGCAACGGAGTACCGTCAACGATAATAGCCTTATCAGAAGGTAGTTCTAAATGTTCAGAAAAGAAGAAACGGTCCGGGTTGGATCTATATACCAGTTGTTTATTTTGAACTTTATCTGCCCAGATTAAACCAGTACCTGCAAGATCAGTACCTTCAGGTGCTGCAAAGGTAAGAAACTTCTTTTCAAATCTCGAATCCGCAATGATCTCAGTAGTCTTAATTAAACCAACGTCTAGTACTCCGTGTATTTTGACGTTGCCCCTTAGAGTAATCTTGTCGTCTGATAAAACTACGACTTGTTGTGTGGAGTTATCTAAAATTCCGTTGATTTCTGACATTGTTATATCCCGTTAATAGTAGCCCATCTCTTATTCGAGTTATGGTGTTTCTACTATTTAGCAGGATTACTGCTAGCCTCTTGCCTTGATCTTGTACAATCATAATAAGGCATCCGCCACTTGCCCGTATCCAACCTGTCTTACTAAGCAACACATGATTGTCGTTACTCACTAGATAGTTAGTAGTTCTAAAATCAATATATCGCTTCTTTTTGCCGGAAATTTGAACTCTTAATGACGATTTTGTTGAAAAATCTCGTATAATAGGATACGAATATGCATAACTTATCAGCTTAATAAGATCACGTGCCGTGCTTAAATTGTCAGTATATAAGCCGGTGGGATCTGAAAATTGGCTATCTAGCATATTTAGAACTCGTGCCTTTGCATTCATAGCTGCAATTGCCGATTCCTCTCCACCCGGATAGTGAGTTGCTAACGTTTTGGCTGCACCGTTATCGCTACTCATAAGAGTAATCAGCAATAATTTTGCTCTAGTAATAGATGTTCCGTTAGGTAACTTAGAACTAACCCCCTTAAACGGGCGATATACAATTACTTCATCTAAGTCTTGTCCTGCATCTAACACCACTATAGCTGTCATTACTTTAGTAATGGATGCAATGCTTCGTATTTCTAAAGAATTCTTTTCTGTAATAATTTCCCCAGTATCTAAATCCTGTACAACATAGTTTGTGGCTAACACACTATGTTGTACAGCATAAACCGGGCTAACTAGCGCACTAAAGACAATTAGAGCTTTAATTACGTTTTTCAACGATTTTATCGATAAGTCCATATTCAAGCGCCTCCTCGGCACTCATAAATTTATCCCTTTCCATGTCAGAAATAAACTGTGCATATGTCTTACCCTTGCTGTTATGCTTAACATAAAGTTGGGTTAACGATTTCTTCATTTTTAGAATCTCTTCAACTTGGATCTGCATATCTGTAGCTTGACCACGTGCGCCACCACTTGGCTGATGAATCATGTGTCGAGCATTAGGCAACATATAACGTTTTCCGGCAGCACCTGAGTTAGCTAACAACGACCCCATTGAACATGCTTGGCCCATTACATATGTGCAAACATCAGGTTTAATGAATTGCATAGTATCATAAATGCTCATACCTGCGGTAACAACACCACCGGGACTATTGATATAAAAATGAATATCTTTGTCTGCATCTGAACTTTCAAGATGAAGAAATTGGGCAACAATAACATTGGCACTATGATCGTCAACTGGACCGTTCAAGAAAACGATTCGTTCATTAAGCAATCGACTATAAATGTCAAAAGCTCTTTCACCTGTTCCGGTCTTTTCAATGACCATTGGAATTAAACTCATTATTGGTAATCCTTATCTAATTTTGTATTTGTCAGGCCAGCAACGACCTGAAAATTGTCCCACGCTTTTTTTGCCGCAGAATTGCGATTTAGTTCTTCACTAGGTAATACTGTTTCAAGCCAAAACTCAGATCGGCGATGTGGCCGTGCACCAAATTTGCGAGGTTGGTGAAGTTTACCTTCATCCCACAGAACAATACTTACAGTACGGAATTTTAATTCATCTTCCTTGCTGTCAAAATTGTAATTGCCCCATTCAGGGTTACTTCTGCCACCAAGGCAATAACCTGACCAAATGCCTTCCCATTGTTTGTCATCTCGTGGATCGAAATCTGTACGAGCAACAACTACGAGTATATCATCAATACCTACTCGACCCTCAACAATGTCAAGGACGCACCGGCTATAACTTAGTCCAATTTTCATTCTGCAAACCTTTCTTTTCTTGCGGCTTCGCGCTCTTCAAAATGTTTATCACACACGTTTCTAATCCAACCTGTAGTCTTCTTAGTAGCAGGTGCACCGCAGTCTTCACAAACTGCATCCGCCCAAGCCTCTGCCATTCGAACCATTCCTTGAATCTTATCGTCCCCACCATCGTAGTAGAAGCGCAGGCCGCCAAACTTCTCTTTGATCTGTGCTACTACTACCTGTTCAACAACAGGGCGTGTCTCACGATTCTTATTAATCCAGTTGAGATAGTGTTGGATATTGCTACACAATGCTTCCATAATAGGCCACCAGCCTTTACCTACAGCAATACCACCATACGGCTGTGAGAACATAGCAGGATACTTTTCAGTCAGACGTTTTTCAAAAGCATCATATTCTTCACTCATTTTCTTTGTCCTGTTCGTAAGCCTTTACCATTCGATACAAAGGTTCCATACGCTCTTGAAATACATCGGGGCAATTTTCTGCTGCCTGTTGCATATCCCATTCACTAGGATAGTGACGTAGACAATATCTAGCACTGTCTTTAATGGATTTAGGAACTCGAGGAGTAGACAGAATCTCTAGTAAAAACTTCTGAGTCTGTACTACTGCCCGATACCGTTCGTCAGGTAAGGTCATGCTCCACTTTCCATTGCTCTGCTCGAGCCTTGGCACCTTCAGGATCACGTTCGTATTCTGCTATTGCATCTCGCAGTGCATCTTCGACTAGTTGATTAAATGTCACATCGCGCTCGTGAGCGAGCTTCATATAGGTTAACAGTTCTTCATCAGTAAAGTCTATAGGAATACTAACTTTAGTATCGTAGTCCTCTCCGGCTTTAATAGCCAGGCACTTTTGAATAAAGTCATCATCAACTTCAAGATCAATATAGTCAACATCGTCCCATGCTTCATTTAGATTAACTCCGCGGTCTGTTGATTCCTTGCTATGCTTTTCAACTTTGCTAGGATTGATCATACGGTAGGCACGATCATTAGTGTAATCGCACACACTTACTTCGTAGACCTTTTGTGTCTTAGTGCTGAACACAATGCTAAAACTGTATCCGCCCTTGCCGTGAACACCATTCCAGCTATCTAGAGCATAGGCATTTGGTCCATAACATTGCCAACCATAATCACCACCTTCAGTGATCTTGTAGTCGACTAGTTCCATCCATTCTTTCATTGTAATCATTTTGATTCCTTAGTTAATTGACACATTAAAATAAAATGTTCATACGCTTTACGAACTGCTTCATTAGAGTATAGCACCTTTGCTTCTTCTTGTAAAGCCTTTACCCCCGCTTCTGCAATTTCTCTGGCACTTGGCATTTCAATATAATATCGATCGTTATCAAATGCCTTGGCTAAATTCTCCCACGCCTTCTTTTGTTTTTCAGTAATAGGCGTACTGTGCGGGCGCATCTCGCTGGCTTTTACTACAGCCTTGCTCATAGCATCTTCCATAACTCTAGAAGCCGCAATCAACCCTGCATAATCTGGGTCAATGTTAAATCGACGACTGCTACCGCCGGGATAACACATGACAAGATGGTTACCTTTTGGAAAACTATCCATGTAGTCATTGTCATACTCTGCAACAGGCTTATATCTTCGCCCGACCTTTTCATAATAAATTTTCTTCATTTAATTAACATCTTTCAAATGACTTACTATACGATCTTGTTCTTCTTGGAACTTTTGATAAGCATTCTTAATGCTTGTGTAAATTACACCGTATCCAACCCAGAACACTAGTACAAAGGCAATAAAATAATTAAAAGCAGTTGGATAGTTCTCTTTCTCAGCAAATGCAGTGGGACCCCAGGCGCAGGTAATAAGCCACCCGTACATCCAACGATCCCAACTTTTAATATTGGTAACAATTTTCTTACCTAGCCATTTTATAAAATAAACGTACTTCATTTATATACTTTCAAAATAACAGTATCTTCATTAAAGCGACCGTTCAATACAGTCTCAGTAGTCTTGACACCTTTAGTAAACCAGGTTTCAAAACGCTTTTGTGTGTTTTGCTCTTTGAACTCTTTTAACTGCTCAGCCGGCTTACGCAATGTTTTCTGGAAACTCTTCTCAGTAAACTCAGTTAACGATGTACCTTTAACACCGAGCCCCGAACTAGTCTTGGCAATATAATAACCAATCTTACGAGTTTTGACATTGAATACAACACATCCTTGAGCACCAATAATTGTTGCAGGAGGTACACTTGTAATACCAAGTTTAGTATCAGTCAGCATAAACTTCAACTTCTTAACAAGGTCTTCTGCAGGCTTAACTTTGGCTGCACGAGGTTTCTTAAGAACTTTCTGTTCAGCGGCAATCTGCTCACATGCTGCCATAATGCTGGCGTAGAATTCAATCAGCTTGTTAACATTCTTGCGGCTGTTATGCTTGTATGCCTCTTTCAATTGCTCATCTGCTTTACCGCTAGACAGTTCTAACAGTTCATCATAGTTACGCTGAAAGTACCCCTTAATCAACCGAGAGTGAGCGGCTTTGGCACCCTTGCCTTTGAGTAGATTAACAACCTTAATGTCCTTAGGGTTAAACGCCTCTGGGTCAGTAATCCATGCATCGATCGCGGCATCAATTTCTTCACTCATGCCACCTGCGGCTTCACGCAGACGATCTTGAATGTTAATAACAGGAACTGCGGTTGTTTTAGACCCTTTTACTTCTTCAACAACTTCGATATCGTGTTTGCCCGCTTCAATTACATTAGCAATCTCAGATTTAATCCACTCGACAGTATCTCGACCTTGATTAAAGTCGTCACGTTGTGAAGGCATGCCTCGAATTAAACAGGCAGCGATAGCACCCAATGTAGTGTGGCAGCGCCAATCTTTAGTTTTCTTAAACTGCGAGATAGTGGATTTATCGTAGCCATTACGGCCCATCCAATCAATTACCTTAGGCTTCAACTCTTTTGAACTGACTTCCATATTGTAATATTTCATTGCAAATCGGAAGTAGTTAGAAAATTGATCAGCAGTCATTTCGGCTGCACCGGCCCAAGTTGGGCTATGATCTCGTTTTGCGTTTTCGCGGATAGATTGCGAAGTTACCTTTACGGGTTTTGCTTTAACTTTGATTTTTACGCCTGCCACTGTTGCCATTTTGTGCTCCTTGCTGTTTCAGTATAGTTATATTATACAGCCAAAGCGGCTGTTTGTCAAGAGTCGGTAATACCAGTTTTATCCAAATACTCAGAATATTTTAGTAGGAACATTGTTCGTTTTGGTTCATTATAGAAATCTAAGTGTATAGTTTTTATACAATATTTGGTGTTGTACCTGATATCTTTAACGTCAACTTCTTGAGCTATCCATTCCTCATGTGTTCTGGATGTAAAGCCTAGAACTTCTCTCATCTTGTTGCGAATAAGCAACACACTAGGCGGATAAGTTTTGGCAATATGATTATAAATTTTAAGCCATTGGGCTTCGGATAGAATTATAGATCTGCTCATTAGAACTCATCATTTTGGTCCACAACTATCCAACCAAGTCGTTTTAGGTCTTCTCGAATCTCATCAGTGACTACCTTTTCCGGAACATAGCCGTTTGGGAAAGCTATGTTTATGTCTGGATCGTAGCCAGTATCATTTCGAATGCCACTACAGTACCAATCGATGTAATCGCCCTCTTGCCGCATGTCTGCAATAATGCCACCGGCATATCGCCACGAGGCACTCCAGGTCTGATTCTTAAGGATGGGAATAACTTCTAATTTTTGAAAATCGTTGTTACAGATTGCGGCATAGAGATTTTGAGCATAACTGTCACTTGCCCGTGCTTTTTCTAAAATCCATTGGGTGCTACGGAGATCGTGCTCCATGTTATTCTCAGCCCATTTTGGATCAACTATATTCTCTTCATCACGCTGTTGTGCTGACTTATAGATGTTTAGATACGCCTCGTCGGGTTCTTCACCTTTTTCTTCACAGCGTTTGACATACTGTTCGGCTTGAAAAGTATGTCGTTCAGGACTTTTGCTTGGTTTGGAATCGGTACTCACGCTTTAACCACCATTTATATTTTTGATAATATTCTTCCATTGTGTACGGAAGTTCTTTGAACTCAGCCCGTTCTTGAGCATTGTCGAACCAAATATTACGGACCCAGTGTCTAAACTGGCTTTCTTTGTTTGCGGAATTCTTTAACATCGTCTGTTGCCTTTTTTAGGATTTCCGAATAGTTAAGAGCTTGTTGCTCAGACATGATGATATTGGACTCACGTTCAACATATCCTTTGGTTAGCAATGTCCAAATAATCTTCCAACGATTTGATTGCCACCATTTTGTTTTTTGTTTGGAATAAATTGTAACAGTTACTCCGTGATCTTCTGCTTCTACCCACACATCGTGTGAGTGATCACAGTCTCCGCATTCGCAGACAATTTGATAGATCTTGGCATCACCGTAATCTTTTCGAAGCAAAATACCTTCTGCAACTGGTTGTGGAGTCATTGCAATACTCGGGTAGACGTATTATCAGCTTGCAAGAACTTTGAAATTATTTCTTCGTCATCTTCGGAAAGATCATCCATGTCCAACGGTCTAGACATTTCGATCATCTTTTCAGGATCTTGAAACATTGCAGTAATTTCAGCAATGAATTCGTCAAGCTCTTCTTGTGTGCCTTCGAAATTATCAAACGAACCGGGTGAAAACACAACCTTAATTTGTTTTGGATCTTGCATTTTTTGCTTTCTTTTTTTCTAAAACAGGAATTCTGCTTTCGTAACTTAGTATAGCATCTCTTACATCTCTGAGCAAGGCCTCGTCATCCCAAATAAGTTCTGTTCGACCATCTTCAAATGTTTTCACAGTTAGATGCCTGCCTTGGTTTATAATTGGCCAGACGCCCGAAGGCATATTTTCTGGCAGAATAATTTTTGCCCCACCGATCGTGCCGGGCATTTCCATTGTTATTGTTTCTTTCTTTTTACGTGTTGCCATTTTTATCTCCTAAAGGGCTATCGGGTCGTTGAGTGCAAAACTCACAGGTTGGATCTTTACATGTATCTTCTAACCAAATGTTACAAGGCTGACAATAGTAACAATCGTAATCTTCTGAGTAATTTTTTGGCGCTTGACAGCACAGCATAGTTAGGTCCATAGACTATCACGAGCTTTGATCAAACGAATCATCATAGCTTCGTCTTCTTTTTCGTAGTCTGCTTCGATCTTTTGTAACAGCTTGTGAGCCTTGTCTTGTGCCTTCTTAAGAACAGGATCCTTCGGAGTACTGAAACTTAGCTTGCCGCCATTGGCAATTCGGCTTGCTTCACATGCCGCAGTCCAACCACTAGCATCGTATGGATCAGGGCGAGCACGATAGGTCACAGTCCACCATGTGTAAAGTTCTTTGATTTCTTTTGCACGGATGGCCTGTCCAGTGGGCTTGCCGTGGTGTTCGCTGCCTTCTTCAACACCCATATCGTTGCTAAATGTAAGTGTCATTGCCCAATCGAGATGATCGAGGCCCGCCTGTGGACAACGCCATGTACGCCAGCGAAACCAACCAGTGGCATAGAAAGGAGGATTGTATTTTGCTTTATCTTCTTTACTACCCCAGGCAATGTGCATCCATGCTGATTCTACTTCAACAAAATCAACCAGCTCATTGAATAGGCAAGGCAAAAAGCGGTTCCCCACGTCTTGCCACTGGCCAGGTTTAATATCCCGGGGATGAGCGGTAAGGCTATGAGTACGAGAAACAAATCGGTTGTTGATATAATATTTGATAGCATATAATTTGTCCGTTGGCCAATAGACAATTTTTTGAAGGATGTCTAAACCTTCTTCAGCTAACCAGTAACGGAAGCTGTGTTTCATTTGAGCCGCAGTAGTCCATTCATCCCATTCTTCGGATGTACCTGCTCCGAGCTTTTTCGTGCCTCGAATCCAGTCTGCAAATTTTGAACATGTCCAGTAATGCGAGCGCATATAAATTCCTTTACGTTTTTTTGAATCTTAAATAAAATTCGGAAAGTTTCTTCTTTTCAAGTTCCGCCACTATAGCATATTGATGTCCATATGACATGGGATCTAACTGCCTGTGCCATTCTGGTGTATCTACAGCATTTTCCATAACAAACTTGCCTGCATCACTCTGTTCCCATTCGTGTATTGGTTGAGCAGCATACAAGTCTGGATCTTCAACATCGCCCATTCTAAATCGATGCACAACCACCTTGTGTATTTCTTCTACACAACGATAGCCGTCTTTGTCGAATTCGATATATCTTACCTTGTCCATCTTAGGTTATACATTATAACAAATCTTTCAGCTTCTCGTCTAGTGTCAAATTCCCAAGTATCCCAAGCAGTGCGCCGAACAGTTGGTAATTTTTCTAATTCAGTTGTAACCCACGCAACCATATTATCTAATGTACCACTACTGTTATTGTAGGGTTCATCAGCTGGCCAAACTTCTTCTAATACAATGGAAGTTTTCCTTTTCTTATCGATCATACGAGCTATAATATAAGGATCTGCTGCCAATTGTATCCAACTATTTACAATATGCTGTAAGCTATCAAGCGCCTGCGTTTGGTGTTTTGCGTTTTGCAAAATTCTTCCTTGCCGGGCGTTTGGTTGCAGGCTTAAAAATTGTAGTTGTATTTTCTTTTTCAGATCGTTCAATTGCTGCATGGATCTGTTCAGGTGTCGGATCAGCAGGGTCTTGACCAACATCTTCTATTAGGTCAGCTAATGGATGGGGACCATCCATTGGCATCTTAATACCCACCTTGTTTAAGTAACGTTGATTTTTTAATAGATCATCTTTAATATGCCTAAACAAATTGATCGGACCGCTAGCATCTGGACTTATCTGATTGAAGTCTCGAACTTCGTAAATGTCATCAATTCCTGTTTTTATTTCGATAATATATAATTCGCGATCTGGACTATGCCCTTCCTTCAAATGCGACAAATCGACAATCTCAACTACGCGGCCGTCCACAAGTTTACGTTCACCTAAATGAATCCATACTCGATCTTTAATTTTGTATTCTTTTTTCATAACATTTTTAATCTACCGAAATCTTATCTTTAGTTTTTAACTCAAGTAGATCTTTGACGAATTTGATCGCTTTACGGTCTGTATCATAGACGTACTCCTTATCCTCATCTTCCTCACTGCGTAGTGTAACAATTACGCCGTTCTGGACTTTTCGGATTTCGATAGATTCGTACATATTAATTTGCCTTTACGCTTTTGGGGGTTGCTCAACACTAAGATTGTAGTTAAAGTGAAAAATACCTATATGGGCAATTTCTCGACTTAACTCTTGATCGCACCAGATTTCAAAGCCTGCCTTCTTAACCTGTTGACAGAAGAAGATGTCTTCTCCAATTTCTAAGTTAAGTTCTGGTACAAATTCTTGCAGGTAATAAGGTCCAGTAATTTTTTCATATACAGAACGATGTACTAATACACAGCCATGTGGTAGAACATCAATTTGTTCCATCGCTGGGCTAGTGTCTGTGGTTTGAAACTCTACGAACTTTCCGGGAGTCCCGGTCATACCTGTAAAGTTTGGATTCGGGAATCGACGTCTACGATAATTACATCCAACAATCGGTACATTACGTTTGAGCATACGTAACGGCGCATCGATTGGGAATTTCATATCACTGTCAACCCACCAAATGTAATCAAAATCACTCTTCATGAAAATATCTGCAAGATTTCTTCGAGCAATTGTAATGACACTTCCGATATTGAAAGCACAATTAATTTTAATACCGTGCGCTACCATATTGGCAGCGGCCATTGCTAGATGCTGTGCAAATTCTGCATTAACCATTTCCATAGACGGACATGCAATCATTATGCTAGGGGTCTTTGACGGATTACCCATTGTCTTTGGAGACATAGCTGATTGAGTGGGAAACGGACTTGCTTTAGTCAACGGTACGTTTTTATTAGCCGCACCAGGCAAGTCATTTCTAATAGTCGGAATGGTTGCTTTGCGTGTGGGAATTTGTTGCGGTTTTTTTGCAGTAGGTATGTTAAGTTTGCCTTTTGACATTTTTGTCCTTTATTTTAATAATTATCTTAGTTGCAAGTGTCAATCAGTAGATTTGGTCTCTGATTTAGTCCTATAAACAATAGTTCACGTTCTGTTACATTAGCAACAGGAATAAGCCAGCCATTGTTGATAGCAGTTTCTATTGCCTCACCGTATCTCCTAGGGCAGTTTTCAGAGATTTCAAAAGCGGCCCTAGAAGCTACAACCAAACCAGACATGATTTGAAAATTACGATTACCAGGTTTAATGGTATGTATTTTGCTGTCATGTAATGTAAATGTCATATAATATTATACAATAAAATTAGTCTGTTGTCAACACTTATGAAGTATATTATTCATCATATTTGCAATAACAACCTAATTCTACATTCCAATGACGATTATCATAGAAATTAAAATGTGCGTTATACCCAAACACACCTATCTCTAAGTCTAGCCCTGCATGACTTTGGCGTACAGTCCAATTGAACATAAAGGATACTAAAGTAAAATCTCTAGTAATCTCTAACTCAATGTACTTGTTTTTGAACGGAGTATTATACGCCCGACACCATAAGTTCTTAAACGTAGTGCTCCACGGATTGCGGATATTGAAGTTAAATGAAATCATTTTTATTATGTAAGAAAAGGGCCGCAATGGCCCTTATTCTTGTTATTGTACAATTATTTTGGCATCATCAATGCATTGAAGTTGCTAGGAACTACAATGGTCTGTACTTGACCGTTCTTGATACCTTCGGAGATGTTCAACATGGCCTGTGCCTGCATGAATGCAATACTTGCTCCAGAGTTGTTAGCCAAAGCTGCCATACGACGACTTTCGGCTTCAGCAGTCTTAACTTCAACTTCCTTCTGCTTCAACTCGTTCTTGCTTCGAACTAATGCATTGGCACTTTCAACAACTGAGTCTGCGGGTACAACGTTACGAATCAACACTTGGCTAATCATAATACTACCGTCTAGTTTTTCTTCTGCTAAGTTGCGAACGATTTCATCTTGAATGAACTTTTCCATTTCACCGCGATTGTCTGCCATGTCCAATGCTTCGTATTTACGTGCTGCCTTGTAGATGGCATTACGAGCATTCTGAACAATATAGTTGTACATCACATAGGTATCACCTTTGAACTCGGCGTGGAATGCCTTATTCTTAGTAGCATACAGTTCTGACACTTGTTGTGGATTGATGTTGTAAACAACCACAGCATCCAAGTCTTTCATGGTTGAATTGTCTTTGGCTACAGGTGTCATATTTTCTAAAGACACATTAACGTCTTTAACTGGAAATGTAAGTACATCACCGATTAGTGTTTGATTGAACGAGCCCGGAATCAACTCACCACTCTGAACCTGTTTATCGAACCCAACTCGCACTCCGACCTCACCAGTTTCAATACGGGTACAAGCAGAAGTTAGAGCAACTGCGGCGACAACAAAACCAACTTTAATAAAACGATTCATTTAGATAACTCCGGTAGAAAAAAGATAAAAACAAACGACAAAGCCCAACGAAAAATATACGGGCCTGAGCCAACGATCATTGATCATATAAGTCCTTAAAAATTAATATAGATCACTGTCATCAACATTGCTGCTGCCAGTGATACAAGTATACTATAACCTATGCTTTTTGTCAAGGCCAATTGTTCCAAACCGTTCATATTTCTCAAAGCAGTAATGCCAAAGTGAAGTAGAATAGCAAAGACCGCAAATGCAAGCCAAAGTTTAATCATATTGATTGATCCTTATTTGGAAAGGGCCAAGCACCACCTTGAGCAGTAAAGGTAGTTCCAGGAGGAGGACTTACTTTGCCGTCGGCATTGCGAGTCCAACCCGCAGGAGTAGATACTGCCTTTGGCTCATAACGATAGCGTTCTGGTGTACCATCTTCACGATCTTCTGCGCCAGCATCGAACCCTGCTTCATAAGCAGTAGTTTCGCGAAAGCCGTAATATTCACCATCGTTATAGCCTTTGTCATAAAAGCCATCACTGTAACCCTTGCTGAACGGACCGTGATTAACTTTGGGTTCAGGAGCAGGTGCTCGAACAGTTTGGGTACCATTTGCATTGCTTTGTACTGATTTGTCAAACGCATCTTCTGCACTAACTCCCATCTCACCGATAACTTCGTAGCGGCAAGCACGACCCTTAGCTTCGTTGTAGTCACTTGGAATGCTTACAACATCAGCAGGATTGATTTTGACAATAACTGTACGGTCTCCGCCAAATTGGCTCAAGTAACTAATACCGCAGAAATGCAGACCCGTGGAGCAAGTTTGATCCTTGTTGTCGTCGACCTTGTTGCGTTCCATTTCAACAACAGTACCTGGACTATTATCCATAGTACCGGAATGTACATCCAAGAAGTTATGACGTACTTTCTTATAGGCAAGGAAGTGACCATCTGGAGTAATTGGCAAGTTGTTCTTTTCCAAGAAACCGTACAGCTCTGTGACTGCTCGCTTGCTAGGGTTAGCATACAAGTTTTCCATAAATGCAACCATTGGCTCAATTGGAAAGCCTTCTTGCAACATGGCAATCATGCGTGTGGCCAATCCAGTGTTGAGAACTTGTCCTTTCCAGTACAAGGTTTCGCCTTGGATAGACACATTACCTGCGCCGTAGTTCAACACAACCTTTTTGGGTTCGATGATGTCTTTAACCAGATCCCACTCACTGGCCTTAATAGCATCAAGTACCTTTTGGTAGGTAATGTGGGTTTTACTGATAGTATGGCTCTTGTTACCAATTACCACAACGATGTTAGATCCTTGGATCAAATATGGATAGCTCATTTCAAATACCTTTTTTTGCGTCGATCAAATTAACATATTCGGCGATATCGCTCGCCTCACAGCGGTAGGTGTTTAGCTTGTTCAAAAGCGGATACCTACTAGTCACCGCTTTCATTTCGTTGTTGTACTTGATCAACAATGCATCTGGGCTAAGATTAGCACTAGGTGCAAAACGTCGGAACAAGCGTTCAACATTGTAAGAGTTACCTTGAAACTTTTCAACTTTAGCAAAAGTTTCTACAATCTTAGTGTAGGGGCTATTGCTATCGATCAGTCCCAGTACTTGATTATTGTACTGCAAAATGTCCGCATTGTCAAGTCGGCTCTTAACCAAACTCATCAAAATCTTTGCAGTATCTTTGCCATTCAATGTTGCGGCAACATGATCCTCAAAGTTGATCCAGTTTTTCATCTTCTTGATCTCTTCGATGTCGCTCTTACGAACACCATAGATAGTTCCAGAAAACAATCCAGGCAGTCCCTTAACGTCATCGTACAATTCGGCACCACTAGTATAACCTTTGGCACTCTGCATTGTAAAGCCGCTCAACGGAACATAATAGAAGGTAGTAGTAGTGTCGAACGTATCAGCCTTACCCGCATCACGCCATACCATATCTTCGTCACTGCGACGATAGTTACCAGTGTTACGTTTTTGGAGACTAAGGATAGTAACGTTCTTACCCAACTTCTCACGATCACGTTGCTTCAACGTACTTGCCGCAAAGCGACGAGCCAATGGAGGTTCTTGGATAGTGGCAAAGAATGCCGCAGTGTCCATTGCCTTGGTCTTGTCTGCTTTTTCCAAAATCCAAATAGCACGGCTGTAAACATCACAACCAGTTTCCTTGTAGTGATAACGAGCACGTTCGCTAGCACCAGTCTTCAAATCATTGATAATAAAGTGGCTGGTGTCATCTACACCAATACGCCATTCTTGCCAAGTGATATAATGTCCATTGGCATCCTTTGCATGGTTATCTGCATACTCAGTAACGCTCTTACCATTGGTTACAGTCTTGCTTCCGCGGTGTTGACTTAACTGTTTAATTACAATGTTGTACTTGGAGGCCAAGTCCTCAACTTTGAAATCAAAGCGAGCCATTTGGCTGTACTGTTTAGTATTGTAAGTAGGCAAGTTTGTGTCAATGGCATACTTATTCACAGCCCCAGTCCACAGGCGGTGCTCTTTCTTCTTGTACAAGAATACAGCACGGTCCCACAGGTTGGGAATAGCATCTGCTTCTTTAGCAATTACCACTGCCAACGCGGCATTCAATGATTCTAACTTGTTCTTGATAGCTTCAATAGTACTAGGGATGTAGCTCAAGCCTTCACGCGAAGCTTGGAAGTCCAACTCGCCGATACCAAAGTGCAACTCAAGTCCGCAGTTAAGCATTCCACGTAAGTCACCTAAACTGGTGTCAGCCGCCGGAACATCGATCGGATAAGCAATATTACCCATAATGGCAACACTACCGGAGCGACCCTTGTAAGAATGAACACCGGGAATAATGTCTCGGCTTTCGTACTCTGCATCTTCAAATTCAAAGCTGTTGCTACCGCTAACGACAGGGCGCAGAGCAAAGAACTTGTAAACAATGCGGGCTTCTTGACGAAACTTGTCAAAGTCATACCGTTCATTAACAGAGAACTTAACTTCAACACCGGCAGGCTCGTCGGTAGCTTCAGTCATCATCAGTGCAATACTAGGAACACCAGTATCGTTGATGAAAGCAGTGTAGATGCCCTTCTTACCATTTTGGATAGCAGTTACAGTGAAGTTATCAGTATAACTAAAAGGAGACTTACTACCGAGGCCGAGAGCTCCAATGAAGGCGTTACTATTAGTCTTAGTAGATTCAAAATAGGTAGTGTAAATTTGTGTAACTTGATCATGTGAAAGTCCAGTACCGTAATCACGGATTGAAAAATGTGGTTCTAATGCATTAGGAAGATGCACATCAAACGGATGTGTGGCCCGGCCTGCGGCAACATGGCTGTCGACAGCATTGCAACTCAGCTCTCGGACTACTGCTCGAATTTTGTTTGCATACAAACCCGAGCTAAGAATGGAAAAGGCTTTAGCAGAGTTACGAATACGGAACTCGCCAATCTCGCCAACGTTGCTCAGGATAGCTTCATTTTGGGGAGCGTTACTAAGAATCATAAAAACTTTCTATAGTGTGTTTGTCTGTATATATTATAGCACGGTTTTACCAAGTTGTCAATCAAATTATTGATCTACGGAACACCAATTCTTGTTTCGAAAAAGCATCCTGTTCCCACGGTTGATCTAAATACTTTGTCTTTTTAGTATACAGTTTGCCGTTCCAAGTATTACCTTTGGCATGGCTTTTCAAAATACCCTTGGCCATTTGTTTAACATGCACCATCTCATGGGCAAGTGTTATTCCCATTTGGGTAATATTCTGTTTGTTAACCACAATCAGATACGTATCAATTGAATCCATTGGAATAGTAACACCTTGGCTATCAATTTTATCAACTTTAACCATTAACAGCTTGCGACTATTTTGGAGATTAAGTTGTTCAATCATTGAAGGCAAAATAGCTTCAAAAAACTTACGTATTGTTGGGCTACGTGATTCAACCATAAATTCCATAATAGGCTTTCTTTGTGTCTATGTAGTTATTATACAGTGGTTTTACCTATTTGTCAACCACTTCTTTTAGAAATTTCTCCAAATTATCTGTGGTCAACGGAAGATACTTTTTTGGAACTTTAGTTATTTTGAATTTATAGCCGTCAATTAAAGAATCAATTTGTGCCTCAATAGCAATATATGTTTGGGCAATCCACTCACTTGCCCCACGCCCATCTCGTTCAATATGCCAATCAAGTGTTTGTTTCACTGCCTTTTCTAAACTTGCAATAGCCTGCACCGGACCGACGTAGACAACATCAAAACATGCTACATGACTTTTACGACTGTAACTGTTTTGATATACTCCCAGTCGTACTGCCGGATGACCAGTAATACCAATCTTGCTATCAATAGACCCTAACGGGTCTTTGAAAATATAAAATAGTTTATTGTCCTGCATATTATACCTTCCACTGGCAAGTGGGAGATGGTAACATAACTTTTCCACCATTCTGAGTGTAGAAATTAATCAACCCATTCAACACTCGATCTTTATCGTGTTCAGGAATCTGACCTTTAACTTTGCTGTTAGCGTAAGCCCTCCAATAGCTGTCTTTGATCTTTTGTTGTACACTGTCGGCATCACCCCATTTAGCAATCAACATTGCAGCCAACTCAGTATCAAATGCCGCATTCAAAGTAAATCCTTCAATGGCAGCTCGTTGGTACAAGTAACTCAATGGACGAAAAATTTCCAATGTCAGCGGAGCAGCCGGCCAATTAGCACGATGAAACTTCAGTGCGCGATCCCAGAATGTTCCTTTGACACCAGTGTCGTCTGTAAGTTCGTAGCACTCAATCCCACTTTTAATCTGAGTAAATGCACCAGCCATAGTAGCATGACGTTTAGGAACACACTTGTGTTTCTTAAGGATGTTCATCATGCTAACATATTGTGCATCACGAGTTTCTACACCAATAAGGAAGTCGTCATACGCACTCAGTGGTCGTTTGTTCTTGCCGTTGATCCGGCGCATGTTAGTGCCTGCAACAAAAGCACCATACTTAATTCGTTCTTCGTCTGTAAGACCAAACCCTGCATCTTCCAACATCTCGTTAGAGACATGATCAACATCAATGTACCATACTGGAAACTTAGTATATCCTTCAAGGCGACACACCTGCATAGTATGATGTCCGTCCCAAATACAATAGATGGTCTTGCCTTTGAGGGTTCCTTCAGTAAGTGTGATTTTAATAGCACATGGAACAATCACTGCTGTTGAATCAAAGTCTTTATCAATTTTTTCAACGTGATTAGGAGCAACGTCACGTTGGAAGATAGGCCAGAGATAACCTTCAATCCATTCAATGTAACCAAATCGCGGACTAACACTCGGATTAGGATAATGAATAACAGCACCTCCACTTGGATCATAAGGAACTTTAAGTACATTGTACTTAGGACCGATTACGGTTATAATTGCTTTATGAATATCTTCAAGTGGAATAATTTCGTTGGGGTAATTCTTACACATTTCACGCAGGTCAATTGCGTCATCTTTCATTTCGAACGGAATTGCGTAAGGTTTTACAAAAGCATTGATTGCTTCTTTTTTATTGTAGGGTTTGGATTTTGTAGCGCGAGTTTGTTTGGCTACGAGTGACATTACTGACATTTAATTTCCTTAGGTGCTTACTTGATTTCAGCGGGTTAAACTATGTTTCGGTTTACTTTTATTTCAACCTTATGTATATTATACAAGAAAACCCCCACACTGTCAATCAGTATAGGGGTTTATTTGTCCAACTTATGGATTAGAACGCATCCATATAGTTGTAGCTACGGTCTTGAACCTTGCTTAGAACCAATTGTACGCCTTCTGCATTGGCAAACACAAACTTGCCAGATTGGCTATCAATTTTCTTGATATGGCTAGGATCGAACTTAATGTTGCCCCAGTTCCAATCCAAGTCGCCGTCATCGTCCTTGGTGTCCTCATACTCTCTGACATGTACAGTAACTTGGCTCTGAAGTGGGTTGCCTTTCCATTCGGTGCTCTCCATATCTGTCGTCTTAACTTCTTCACCGTCTCTGATCAACTTCATAGTAAACTTGTTACCGCTGTCGAACTCTGGTTTGACGTTTAGCATACGCAGAGCATCTTGTGGTTCTTCATCGTAACGGTTCATTTCTTCAACAGTTGCTTTCAACATGTCAAAGTTGAACTGAGCAAACAAGCTGGCGATTTGGCACAGTTTCTCTGTGTGCTTCAACAAGTCTGGCTTCAAGTTATCGTTACAGTATTCAGTAATGAACGCTGAGTCAAGACCTTTGTAGTCCAACATGTAGAAGATACGACCAGGACGGTTACGCATGTGTTGGTCCACACGCCACTTGTCGTTACAGGTCAAGACAAACAACTTCTTGCTAGGGAATACACCATCTAGCAAGGTCAATGCCTTTTCTTGGTCGTCTGAATCGTATACCTTTTCAAACTCGTCAAACAAGATCACAACAGGTTGCTCAATGCTTTGGATAAAGCTGTTGAACTTGTCACCAACCCAAGGAGCGTTAATAACAATAGTAGGAATCTGCATACGAGCGGCAGCTTCGATTGACAAGTTCTTTGCCAGCAAGCTCTTACCAGAGCCTTTTTCACCGGCAAGCATTACGCCGGTGCTAGAAGGACGGCTCATGAATGTGTTAAGAATACGATCTGTGTTCTTATTCAAGTCACCATACTTCTTACCTTTGACTTCAAAACTGTCAATCATTTCAAGGTAAAGTGGCCCGTCCATTGGCATTTCTTTGACAACATAGTTGCCTGCAGGTAGTTGCTCACGGATGTCCATTGCCTCTTTAGCAGAGACTCGGAAGGTGTTGCCTGATTTCAAAAAGTATGACATTGTATGTCTCTCGGTGTGTTGTTACTATCTATAAATTATACAATAAAAACAAGGGGTTGTAAAGCCCCTTGTTATTTTTATTTGCGAGCGTTTGCCCGAACTTCGTCAAAGGTGATTTCTTTTACCAGCACTCCGTCGCGATATACTTCTTCAAGAACATGATTCCATTTCATGCCCTTGTCAGTCCATCCCATTGGTTGGGTAACAGAGCTTTGATATTCGCCACCTGATTCCCAAAGTGTTACACGACCTCGCTTGCTACGCTTGCCGCTGTCAGTGACAGGATCTTTGTAAACATCGCGCCATTCAAGGAACTCGCCTTCACGAACTCCGACTGCGGAACACTTCATTGCCCACTGCATTGTATCGCGGTTGATGCTTTGCAATAATGCGCCACCTTGTCCAAATGCCACGTTGTCTGCACTAAAGCCTGCAATTTCCATGCAGAACAAAATGCTGTGAATGCTAGCGTGGTCGATACCATCACCTTGGATGATACGTACTGCTGGGTTTAGAACACGAAATCCTTTTGCATTGGTAGTGCTTCCAAAGTACTTTTCCAAGATATACAAACATTTTACAACCACGTCACTGGGGTTGCCCGAGTCTGGACGGACGACCAAAGTTGCTCCACTGTCAAGAACGTCTTGTTTAAGTTCCGTTCCCCAGAGTTCGCAGGCTTTGTAAATGTCATAGCTGTCCGAGACTGCGGCAAAGATGCCGCCGGCCTTGGCGTTTTGCTTGACCATATTGCGGTACGAGTCAACTTCATTTTCTTTACCCCAACTAGTTACGGTGCTGTGTTCCATTGCAGGTATAGAGAAACCAGCAATTCCAGCGTTATAGAACTCACGAGCAAAAAGAAGGCCAGTAATAGTATCTGTGCCCATAAAATTAACGAGGTGGGCGGCCGCTCCAATTCCAGCACTCTCCATGCTAGACACCCCGCGAGCACCAAAGTCGTGCAACTTAAAATCAATAAGACTAGGATCACCGGTTTTCTCCAATGCGGCAAGAATGAGTTTCTTAGATTCGTAGCTGTTAGTGGCTACAGTGGTTGGATACCAAATTGCACGAAGCAATGCAGTTTCTAAGAAACTTGTAAGCCAGAAGCATTTTGGATCGGTGTTTTCGATAGTAGCCAGCACGTTTTTTGTGGGGATGATAAGTCCCTCTGGTGCGCTCTTGATAACGACGGGCAGTCGACCTCCATGGGCGTCCAAGATGTAGTCCCAACCCGCTCTGTTAAACGGTTCGCCGTGTGCTGTGATAATGGCTTCTGCAACATCAATGTCTTCCTTTGTAATTGGGGTAGTAAGATACTCTTTAATAAATGCTTGCAGTCCAAAATAAACAGTGTCGTTCCATTTGCCGCCACGCGATTCGATATACGAATATACATACTCAGTACCTGCAGGGTACTGGTTAAATTGACTATATTTGTAGCTATCCGAATTAAGGATAATGTTTTTTGCGAGTTTCATAATAAAATTCCTTTATTAAAATTGCCCGGAGTCTATCTCCAGGACTTGCTTATAGTATAACACAGACCTATTTCTGTGTCAACTAAATTCTACCAATGTCACCGTTCCGTTTTCGAGAGAAACCCTGTCAGAGAACCACTCAATCATTGGAATGATAACATCCTTATCTCCACCTGCTAGTCCCATTCCGATGTAGGGGATGCCCCATCGTTTGCCGGGATAAACAAAAGTTAGTTTTTCTAAAATTAATTGAAAGGCAGTGTATTCAAAAACATCAGACCCCTGACTCATATTGTATTGAGTGTAGGCATTAACAATCAAAAACTTGCCGGTAAAGGCAGTAGTAAAATTTCCCAACTTGCAGTAGTTGCCCTTAAGGGTTTCATTGTCTACTGTAGCTGCCATTGGATAACGTTCACGAATCTCGCGAGCAATGCCGCCGCCCATGGTGTTGAAGCAGTTACAGCCTTGAATAATTACATCGAACAGGCCTTCTTCTGCTAGGTCGAGTAGATTACCTTTAGTATGTTTTAATGTCATTCTTCAACTCCAAAATGTTGTTTAATCTTGGCACTGTTTCTTTCAAATTCTTCTAATGCCAAATCACTGTTATAGCATTCTTCGGTCCACAGAGACTCGGTACATTCCCCGACAATCAACTCGGCGAACTTTTTGCAAAATTCATCAGGAATGTTCCAAGGACCAGAGGGCATGTCTTCAACAGCCTTATCAGCAAGTTCTAGAATTCGTTCGTTCATTCTTCAACTCCGAAATGTTCTCTAATCTCTTCGTAAATGTCCAATGCATCATGGTTGGCAGCAACATCGGCACATTCTTTCACAATCAACTCGGCAAATTCTCTGTAATCAAAATCACTCAACCCCTCACGATCACTACCATAGGGTGCAATTAGTCCTGCCTGTCTAGCAAGTTCTTTAATTCGTTCGTTCATATTATGCTCCCAAGAAGTGTTGTATGATTTCGTAGTGGTCTTCGAAACATTCTTCACTGCGAACTTCGGCAATAGGAACCCAACGTGCTTTTTCAGCATCATCGCCGCCTTTTACCTTTGGCAGCTCGCCGTCAGGCAGTTCAATGTGGAATGCGTGAGTGATAATACGACCTCGCGGACTACGGTCAACTGCATCAAACACCTTACTGCGAACAATACTACCACGCAACACTGGAGCAGGAACCTTGATTAGTGTTTCTTCACGCAGTTCTCGAATGGCTGCATCCTCTACTGATTTGTCAGTGTTGGCATTGACATAGCCACCCGGAAGTGCCCACAGACCCTTGCCTGGCTCAGCACGGCGTTTGATCATAAGCACATGACCGCTACAGATCACAACACTATCAGCAGTGCTAAAGATAGGAGGATAGGGCAGGCTTGCATACTGCTTTTTGTAGTTGGCTACAAACTCACGTTCTCGGATGATCTGTTCGTATTCAGTAGTATCCTTAAACTTCATTAGGAAATCAAAGGTAGTTTCTGGAACTACACCTTTAATGAATGACATGTTGACATCTCGTTTGAAGTACAGGTCGCGAATGTTAACTGCACTAAGAAATTCGATTAGCTCAACATCTTCGTATCCCCACTGTGGGAACATGTCAAGATAAAAAGAACTGTCGTCTTTCTTGTGTCCAATAATACCAACTTGTCCGCCTAGTGTACGATACTTGCTAACAATGCCCTGGATTCGAACAGCCCATGCTTGGTCATTGTAGATGGTGTCAATGTTTTCTTCAACATAGACTTGCATGGCCAATCCCCCGGCCGCCGCCTTAATCATGCGTTCACGTTCGAAACTTGTAAATGGGTTTTTGTAGGTGCGTGGCTGTTTGCCCGAACCTGTGATTATGACCAACTGATTAGTTAGTGCTGTGGCTCGCTTGATAATCTCAAGGTGAGCGTTGTGAAGTGGTTGAAAACGTCCGATGAGAACGAGGGTATCGTATTTTTTTGACATTCAAAAATCCTTTGAATAATGTACGCTCGGAGTCTATCTCTTTGCTGTATATATTTATTATACAGGATTTTTTTCCTGTTGTAAAGTGATTATTTTATCAAAATATCCAAAAAACTTTTCTTTGGATTAATAAACTCTTTAGCAGCTCTTGCCCCTTCTAACCGCACAGCCGGGTCTGGACTGTTGAGCATTTCGTTTATAAGAGCAGTTTTAGCCATGTCATTCATTGTTTTGTCGCGGCTCATACTTTTCTCTACATCTGGGTTAGTAGCACACCCTACTAGTAGTAACAATGTAATAACTAAAATTACTCTCATATAATATTGCTTTATCTAGTTAAATTGGCAATGTGTTTGTATCCCTTGCCAGTAGGATGGATACCATCTGCACTCATAAGTTTCATAGGACGATCTAAAACAATGTCTCCGTATTCCTTGGCAATACGTTCAATAGCATCTTGGGGAACAGGTTTACGTTCTTTACCGGGGCTAATCCAAAACACACGGGTGCCTTTAATTGCTTCACGCATCTTGCGAAGTTCTGCTTCAGTCTTAACACCCTTGTGATCATTTGCCCCAAGACTAATAATCACAGTTTGGGCAGGCTGACTAGATGCTTTGGCTAGATAGTCTTTGTTCCATTGCCAACTATTCCAGCCACCTCGAGAATAACTTACACATTCTGGACGAGCCATAGCTGTACCAACTGCAATGCTGTCACCAATAATAAGACAATCAATCATCGCTATCTTCCGTTTCCACAATTGCCGCCTCTAACAATCGAATCATATGGTGTGTTGCTGAATCATTCATTGTTAGTGTAAGAGTAGCGCCACCGACTGCATGTACTTTGAGTACTACATTATTATTTGCATCACTGCCCACTGTATAATGACAGTGAGGAGCAATTGGTTGTACAACTGTTGGCATTTCTGGAAAAGTTATTGGCATTACTTTATTCATGTCATCTGCAATTTTTTGCAGATCGTCTCGTGCATCAGTACTATAAGTTGGTTGCTTAAACCAATTAAATGTCGGCCACTTGATCATTATTACATCTTTCCAAACTAGTATTCTTTTAACTTAGACTTAATGTCTTTGTGTTTAACAATTATAAATGATTTCAGACCATCCGTCAACCGCATTGGTAAATCTAAGTGAATTGTAACTTCTGGTCCAATAGTGTGATTGATTAATCGATCATTTCCCACTGTTCCAATAAACGGAATCTTTTTGAAGTAACCAAAAACTCTATCTCCAATATCGTAAGTATGTTTATACCCAATTTTATTAAAATAATCTGTTTGTGTTCCCATGTATTATTATAGTCGTAAAAAAAGGGCCTGTCAAGACCCTTTGGAGTATTGTCGATTAGTTTGCTACTACTCGAGCAACACTTGTCATTACTGCGGCTATACGGCCAATGTCACGAAGTTGTTCTACTGTGTAGCCTTCTTTCTTCAATGTTTCGTAATGTGCCTTCACACCGCAGTAAACGTGGTGTCTAAAGCAATCAATGTTATTGCTGTTGATATCTTATCTGTAGATCCGTATTGGAAAATGGGTCCAGAGTATAATACCACATTACCAGCCACACCGTTGATAGCACGATTGGTTGCCTGTGCGACTGGTATGTTAAATGTACACACACCAAACTGCATACTGGCTGTTCCACTCATGCTAACCCCGTAACTATTTGCTCCAGCACTTGTATTGTTTAGAATACAGTTACCCATACCAAACTGTACAGTTCCGCTTAGAGTAATAACTGCGCCAACACTAGCATCAATCGTACTGGACATCATAGTGCCAGTTGCTGCGTTAGCAAAGTTTAATACTTGCCCTTGACCGTTAGTTTCAAGATTAGTAATCAGACAGTAAGCACTTTGTATATCTACTAAAAATGTTGATCCACTGGCTCTACTAGTGTGGCAGTCAACCAGTTCTAGTTTAGTAGTCGCATCACTGTTGTCTTGGTACACACAACTATAACCACTAGATCCTTGATAAACATAAACATCTTCCAAGTACACACGGCAAGCCGCAGAGCCAGTTACCTTAACACCGTGGAAGTTGCCAGTGGGTAATACAGCCACATGGAACAGGCCAAAATCATTTGCGGCCTTGGTAGCACCGCCCGGAGTGATAGTTACATGTCCTTGGATCCAAATAGGCACGTGTCCAGCATCTGGAGTATCACCTACAATATAAATGTGCCCGCGAGTTAAGTTTACATCTTCTGTAGTCGAACTGGTCAATACGATAAACTGTGGATTTAGAACAATATTGGCAGTTGGATTAAATTCGCTCAATGAACCGTCTGCTATTCGTGCTTCAATATAGGCCAATGCGGCTGTGATAGTAAGGAATGGGTTGTTGATATTGCCAGTTGATGCGGCAGGATTTATGTCTGTTCTGCTGGGATCGACATACCAACGATTGTCTCCTGTGTTGATTACTGTAGGTTCTGTGATTGCTATGCCGCCCGGAGTTACACCGTTGGATAGTTTAAGTGCGCCTATTACAGGATCAAAGGATATTTCACCTGCTCGACCCACATACGCACCCACGGTGCCTGCTACTGCTTTACTTACGAGTTTTCTAATAGTCATTGTATTGTCCTAAACGGGCATACAATGAGTGTGCTAAAATCAGAGTATGTTTTGTTATTTAGCCAAAAGAAAGGGCTACCTGAGTAGCCCCACTTAGTCAACTAATTTAACTATTCAACACCTTTGCTACACTATTCATTACTGCCGCTATTCTGCCGATGTCTCTCAACTGCTCAACAGTATAACCCATAGTTTTCAAACCATCGTAATGGGCTTTTACGCAAAACTCACATTTGCCAACAATGCTGGCAGCAAGACTATATGCTTCAAACTTAGCCTTTGTGGTGCCGCCGTGTGATGCAATAGCATTCATACGCAACTGAGCAGGTAACCCCGTTAGTTGAGGATCGCCCGCCATTTCAACGTAGGGATACCAAATGTTGTTTTGTGCCATAATACTAGCGGCTGTTAGTGCCGCATCGGCTTCTTTGCGATCTGCAAGTTGACTATGGATCCATGTCCATAATTTACTATTGCCGGTAGCAAATGCCGCTGCCAATGCAATAGCTTCTGCTTCTTCAACTGGCAAACTACTACGCTTAATAACTGCGTCGATGTTGAGTTTTGTATCTTTAGCATACTCAGGAATGCTTTGCTCTTTAAGAGCATCTACCCATGCTGTCATAATAATCCTTAATTGTCTTGATTAGTAGCAAGCCACTCTAGGTCTAGTGCAACTGGCTCACCGAGCCAGCGGGCACCTTCTGTATGATCACGTAAGTCGTTATTGATACTCTCATGTAGTAAAACACGTAGTCCACTACGTTGAGATGTCATCATGCTTTCTACTTCAGCTTGATTATCCGAAGTATATGTTGCTTGAAACATAGGAATAGGATGTGGGCCAATCGGAGTATCGTACGGATAACCAATTGTGCATCCTAATTTTCTTAGCTTAGAACGCAGGTGTAATGCCCATATTCTTTCTGATGCAGTGTTCCAATAAACGTGTACGTGATAGTTCATACTTTTAACCTTATAGAGTGTCTCCTCCAACAGTACGGTTGCAGGCACATAGTTCGCCAGTTTGTAATGCGTCTAGAACACGAAGTGTTTCTTCTGGACTACGACCGACGTTTAAGTTATTTACAGTAACGTGCTGGATAACGTTCTCTGGATCAACAATGAACGTTGCACGAAGTGCAGCGCCTGCCGGTGCGTAGAATACGCCTAACTGCTCAATTAAACTCAACTCACCACGCTGTGTGTCTGCAAATTGATTATGACGAATTTTCTTTAGATCCGGGTGAGCAGTTTGCCAGCTAACTTTACAGAACTCATTGTCTGTTGAACCTGTGAGCAATACAGCATCACGGTCGTCAAAGTCTGCGGCTAGTTTGTCATAGGCTACAATTTCTGTAGGGCAAACGAATGTAAAGTCCTTTGGGTAGTAAACGATTACTTTCCACTTGCCTGGGAAACTCGTGTCTGTAATTTCGAAGAACGCATCTTCTGGTTGTCCAAACTTTACCCCTGTGACTGCGAATTTTTCTAATTTGTCGCCAACTGTTTTCATATTATCTCCTTTGTGTGTGAAATGAAAATTTACAGAACAATTCTGTATGTGTTTATTGTACATTTATTTACAATAGGAATCAACTAAAAACTCATGGTTTTCCATTGATTTTTCCTATGTCAGTAATTAATAAAACAAAAGGCCCCGTAGGGCCTTTTTATTCCAGCAGTTCGGATATAGATCAATTTACATTTAGTTTCAATAAATATCTTTGAAACCTACATTGTATTAGGAGAGGATTGCGGTCAGCAAGAGAATCTTTTCTTAAGGGGTTTCCTAACAACTAGGAAATATCTTATGAAAAAAACCTTAATGGCTGCTGCCTGCAGTCTAATATTACTATCTGGATGTGCATCTAATGACTACAAGTTATATGCCGAAACACAACAAAGCATTGCTCAAGCACAGGTTATGTCTGATACCGCAAGGTATCAAGCACTGACTGAAATTGCCAAAACTGCTGATCCTGGTGCCCGTGTTGCTGCTGTAATGAGCATCAACTTTGGATCACAAGGTGGCAATGGTCCACGAGTTCAACAAGTCGCTCCACCAAAATCTTTTGGTGACACTGTCCTACAATGGACCAGTGTGTTACTGCCTAGTTTGACCAACATCTATGGCATTTCAGCCAATCGTCAAGTTGCCATCACACAGAGCAATAATGCTGCCGCAGTGGCACAAAGCACAAATGCAACATTTGCCACAATGAATGGCAATATGGCAACTTCTAATACTGGTATTGCTAATTCAGGATTTACTGCTGTAACTGATGTATCTAAGGCAGGTATTGCTCAAGTAGGAACTACTGCGGCCGCAGGATTGACTGCGATTACTACAGTTGCTAACACAGGTATTGGACAAGTTGGCACTACTGCGGCAGCTGGATTGACTGCTGTTACTGCGGTAAATGCTAGCAGTAATACTGCCATTACTAATGTAAGTAATGCTTCCAATACAAGTATCCAGGCAGTTATTGATGTTATCCCACAGTTACAACCAACTGTGACGACGACAACCACAAACAATACTACTAGTCCATAACATAAGGCCCCGTAGGGCCTTATGTCCATTTTTCATAATATTTCTTCATAGCTAGTTGTCTAGCAAGATATAATCTGAATTTAACGTAGTCAGAGAGTTCGTCATCAATAACAACGGAGTTACTGACTACTTTAGGACGACGATAAGAAACATGAAAGTCTAATTCTTCATTTAACTCATCGTCGCTGTCTTCAAAATCACTTCTTAGCTGGAGCTGCGTCAGCAGGCTTTTTGTCGTCCTTTTTAGCGGGAGCGGCTTTGGCGTCACTTTTAGTATCGGCTTTAGCAGCCGGTGCGCTGGGGGTAGCTGTGCTAGCAGCAGGTGCCGGTGCTGTAACAGCAGGCTTGGCTTCTACTTTCTTTTCTTCTTTCTTAGCTGGCTCAGCAGCGAAGGCGGTGGCGGCAAACATAGTTGCAATTAGAGTTGCGATCAATTTCATTTCAAATTTCCTTTTGGTTATGTAGAAAGAATTATTCCCCTACATATATATATAACGCGATAGCTTCTGAATCAGTTGACATGTTTCTATAAATTTTGTCCAAAAAAATAGGAACCTAAGTTCCTACTGCTGACTACTTATCACATTGTACGCCGTCAGCGGGCGAGTATTAATATTTATGTGTCGGTGTATTACAATAAGATTACAATTTAAGAAATTTTAGTCAAAAGAAAAGCACCCGAAGGTGCTTTCTAGAGTTTCTGTTACGAGGTATGTCTTACCCTAAGCGGCTGTTAGGCTGCTAAT